ACGACTATACTATCATGTACTGTGTTTACAATACAGGATTGCTTACCCTTCAGTAACTCCTCTATGTACAATAGTGCTAACGGTACGATGTCTGCCGTAGCAAATGACTGTACTGGATAATTCTTTATCTGTGTAAAGTGTGTTGGATCACCATTCCATCTACGTGTCACATTAGGAAACGCAAACTCTCTGTGTGAGGGTGTTCTCACCACACCTGTGTTTAAAGCTTCAGAGGCGAGGCGTGAGTGCCATTCAGATATACCCTTGTACTTGCTTACAAAATGTTTGTAGTACGCCGCTACGCTCTCTCCTCTGCCGTAACCAGTAGCTCCATACAGAGGAGCAAACGTATGCGCCTTTGCTTCCTGTCGAGTAGTAGGTAGTCCAGCATCCGATATAACTTTAGCTGTGTAGCTGTGTACATCAAAGCCTTCAGACACTTCTCGCATGGCTATCTTGTCTTGTGACAGAAAGGCTGCTGTTCTAAACTCTAGCTGTGCAAAGTCAGCCTCAAGTATTCTACCTCCGTCAAAGCGAGATACAAACACACGCTTGATAGGAAAGGTTCCTCCACGTGGCATGTTCTGCATGTTGGGATTGCGGCCACTGAACCTGCCTGTAGATGTCATGTGCTGTGTTAGCTGAACATGCAGCATACCATCCCCCTTAGTAAAGGACTTGATGCCATCGACAAATGATGACAGGTATGTATCAAGAGCACTCAACCTACGCACATTTCTAAGAAACTTAGCAGCCGCAATCATGTTCTTACCCAAAGCTATCTGCTCCAGCATCTCAAGATTGGACTTGCTTGTGCTAAATCCATGTGCACTTACCCATTTCATATTGGGTGCTGAGAACTTCAGCCCTGCCAACTCTGCTGTTGGACGAAACAAATACCCTACACCGTTGCAGGTGGAACACTTTGTTGGCCGTGCAAAGGGAGAGCCATCCTTCTTTGTCTTACGTACCTTACCAGCACCGTAACAAGAGGAGCATTGAACAGCATGAGCTTTGTACATTTTAGTGGACAGTCTGTTAACCGTACTGTTGAAGTCTGCCTTTACCATGCCATGAGTAAACGCATCTGCCCACACTTTCTTGTCTTTTGGTTTACGTGAGTAGATAACCCACGACAATTGTTCTGGTGAGTTTAGATTAATGGGTACGTCTCCCATCAATTCTGTAACCTGTAGATCGACAGCCTCTTCCAACTCTTCCTTCTCAATCTCAAACTCCTCCTTAACTCTAGCTAGAGCTTGTTGGTCGATCTTAAATCCTCGTTGATATATACGAGCAAGCGATATAGCTACACGATTGGATAGAACAACAGGCTCCATCAACACAGAATCGGGAGATGTACTTAGCTTTTTGTACAACGTATCACTTAACTCCTGTGTTGCATGAAGATCAGCACTAAGGTATGCGGAAAGTTCATCATGTGGTATGTCTGCAACAGATACACCCTTAGATAGATACTCCTTTAGTGTGTCTCGCTTCTTCGTGTTTAGATTATATCGTTCTGCACAAACCTCCAGTGATAGTGGCTGCTTCTGTCCACGTTGTAACACATACTCTGCAAGCATGGTATCAAAGACAGGACCATCGTATTGAAACCCACTCTCCCATAACCACACGAGATCGTGCACTATGTTATGGCCTATAAGCACCGTAGTCCTGTCAAGTAGTTCCTGTACACCAGACCCGTCAAAACTTACAAGTCTCATATCCTCCATTTCTGTGGGCTGTCCATGATCTGAATTATGGTAGATGGTAAATAACTTTTCCTCTCCTCTGTCGGTCAACGTTCCTATCATTACGAGGTCATTATTAGGTTCAAAGGGATCGAAGTGTGTCTTGCCATCCCGCTGAGTGACAGTGTGTTCTACGTCAAGCGTTAGCTTCATTTGCTTTCTTCCTTATTTTTTTCACTGCTCTTTCATGCCGTGCTTGGCGCTTCTCGTGCCTCGCCTTCATGTCAAACCAGCGTTTAAGAGATAATCTTTTACGTACTCGTCCTGCATTGTCGGCTGGATCACCGCTGTGGCTAGTCATATGCGCCCACTTGCGTCCTTCCTTAACATATACAATACGAAGACCACTACCTATACGTGGAGCCTCGTCTCCCAACTGTATGTCATAACGTGACCCATACCTTTTTTGTTTTATTTCATCCCACATAGTGTACTTGCTTTCAACAGAGTGTTCTTTCTGCTCAACTTTTCTGGGCCTACCTTTCTTTGGTTTACGAAGTAAGAAGTCGGGTATCGTCAGTACGTCATCATTTAAGGTCATGGTATTTTTTATCTCCATAGAATAATGTTATCTCGTCTCCAGCATGTATAGGTGCACGAGGCAATAGGTATCTTACTCTAACTGATGGACCTCTGTCAAGGTTATCTCTTGTCCCTAACAAAACCCACGATAAATTAAAAGACTCAATTGCGTTTGAAGTTTTTAGAAAAACCTCGTCCTCTGTTGTTATACAATTTGGCATTTGACTGTGGTTTATGAATGCACCTAGTGCTGTTCGTAGCCAGCCTAGATGTGGATGGTACACATGAGTAGCTATTGTGCCATCGTCAACAAAATCCTTTGCGGCAAACAAACCCAACCCATGTATAGCAGACTCGCCAATAGTAAATCCTATAGGTAATGCTCTTTTATTCATGCTGTGTACCTTGCTGTTCTGTAGTCAAGTTCGCAAATGATACGCCCATGCCAACCAGATAGTTTATTTTTCACAACATTCAAGTGACGTTGCGTACTTTCCTCCTCTCCGTCTACTCCATCAACGGGTGGGTTCTTTGCAATAAGTATCATAAGGTCAGCTTCCGCTGCCTTACCTGTTCGACTGCCTTCCATCATAGCTTGGTTCAATTGTATCTTTCCCTCTGCCTCTGCACTTAACTGTGACATATAAAACACGGCACACTCATACATCTTTGCAATCTGTCTTGCATACACTACATTAGCTTTCAATGCTTCATCAGTACGAGCAAAGCCCTGTGTCGTTGCAAACTTATCTCCCATGTCCAGCACTACAATGTCTGGCTTGTAGGATTTACACACGCTCTCTACCCATCCCATGTCCTTGCCTGTCACATCCTTAAGAAAGATATTGTCTCTAATCTTTCCATACATATCCCATGCAGCTTTAGGGTTTTCTTTTATCTGCATCAATGACATACCAGTGCAAGCCTGTAGATATCGTGCACCCACACGTGGTGATCCTTCCTCATTGCATAGCACCATACAGTTTGCACCTTGTGCCGCAAAGCCTTTTGGAGAAGCAATCATACTTGCATGAAAGGATGTCTTACCCACATTAGATCGTGCACCTATCTCAACCAAATGACCAGCGTTAACACCCTCTACCACTGTGCACAATGTAGGTATGTTGAACTTCCAACGTGTCTCCAGATCATTCTGTGCAAGCAGTGTATCAATGGATATGTCATCCCACTCTACGTGTAGGTCAGGCATGAAGTCATCTGTGTATCTGTCGAGCAACTCACGTAGTGGTTCAAGAGTTGCACGTGTACCATTGACATAATCAAAACCTAGATTAGCAACCTCTTCACCTACCACCTGCTGAAACAGTTTAGACAACACTTCCTGTGCTACATCTTTACCTAATGGTGCCTCGCGTTTTATTCTATGAAACAAATCACCATACGCTTGCTTCTGTGCTGTAGTCATAGAGGGATTGCCCGACATGAACAACGCCTCTATCTCATCTGGTGTAACGGTGCGACTATACTTCTCTATCGCCACATCAAGTGCATGTTTGATCTTACGAATGTCCTTACTGAATAACCTGTCGGGACATCTCGCCCCTCTGTGATCATCGTAGAACTCCTTGTCCATTAAGGACCGTACAAGAGCTAGTTCCATATTAAGTTCTCCAAGTTCTGAATGTCTTGTGCATTTCTATATTTCAAATCGTCGCTTAATCTTAACACACTTACCTCCGAATGTATAGACCTTAGTTCCTGTGCTATGCCCAACGTCTTAGGCAATGCGTCTGGATCAAGTGCTACAATTAACTTTGCGTACTGGGCTAAAGGTTTCTTGTGTGCACTCTGTAGTGACGTACCTAGCAATGCCACTCCTGTGCAGCTACACATTGAACCCACCACAGCCGCACTGATAGCGTCCTCCACCACCACAGCCACTTGATCAGACCCATACGTATAGGGCAACCCAGAACCTCCATACCTCTTCCATTTAGGAAGCCTTCCATTGAGAGATCGCCCTGCTCCATCGACCATCATTCTGCCCCTAAATATTGGAAAGACTATTCTGTTTTCTTTGACATCATATAGAGGACAGGGGTGCATATTCTGTAGTGAGTACTTACTTAGAAAGTTTTTAAGTCCAACGTGTTGTCGCCCCTGCACAATGTAGTCGGGCTTGTCCCACACTGGATCAGTCTCCTCTTTTGCGTGAATGGTATTACGTATATCATCTACACTAAGATAGGTACGAGTACCACCATGCACAAAGCAGCCAGCTTTGTAGCAGTTCCATACAATCATTCCATTCTTGTTGGTGACTGTAAATGTTTTTGATCCGTCGCAAACAGGACAGTTACGTCTAACCGTAGCTCCATTTGCAACATCCAAATCATCTACAAAGTTTCTTATGTCCATGATGTTCTCCTACAATACAAGAGAGTTGCCAGTTACCCGATTTCTTCACGCCACCTTGAGACAAGAGTGGTCGGGAGCTACTGGCAGAGCTTGTCTAAAGCACACTTCTTTTATTTGGTGTGGGCGGCTGGACTCGAACCAGCACGGGCTTACGCCCAACGGATTTTAAGTCCGTTGCGTCTACCATTTCGCCACGCCCACCAATCTCAAATACATTACGTTGAGTTACTGTTACTGTGTATGCCATGATTTATCCTCCACAGAGTTTAACATTTCTTCAGTTGTAGCAAAGTGCTGCACTAAGTCCTGCATGTCATCGTCCCACCATTCGGGTGACGCTCTGCCTCTGTCCCATCTAGCAAAATATGCTTTCTCTCCTTTGTAGTATCTACGATACGCAGCAACGGGATCACCCTCGACCTTGTACTGGTCTGGCATACACTGAGGAAAGGGCATGTCCTGTGCTTCCATCTCTATGCCGTTAGGCACATGCCTTTGAAAGTAATGAAGCAACCTCTCGCTAACGTGGCGCTTGCCGTAGCGGTGCGTGTACTCTGCACACAAGGCAGCAAGTAACGATACAGCCCAGTAATAATTCCAAACATCATTGCGTACCCATACACAGGAAGGATGGTTCTTGTGTGCAATTTTGTACAGACCCTCATCGTCTGCTAACTTCTCGCTACCCAATACACGATAGGCTGTTGACAACATCTGCGCTGTCTCTAGTATCATCTTGACTACGTGCTTATCGCAGTGCATTTGTGCGGCAGTATGTGGATCATCGTGCAGTCTAAATACATTCATTCTGTTTCTCCAACAGTTGTATTCTATTATTTAGCCAACGTAGTACTGTAATATATTCTACATCCTCCTTATCTTCTCTTGTCATTAATAATTCTTTCTCATCTTTAAGTATGTAAAGAACATTAGATTGTGCTGTACTTAACATTATGTATCACCTTTCATGCGGCAAGGTTCTATGCTTTTACCATAACTTTGCCTTTGTGTCAAGGCAGAATTTGCGCTAGCATAGGTGTGTGTAAGGTAGGGCTTAACGCTTTGTGGATTGACATGACCCGTCACTGACATGATCTGTCCCATAGATACACCTGCATCATTCATCTGTGTTGTGCCTGTTCGTCGCAAGTCCATAAGCCATAGTTCAGACGGTAGCTCTGCTGCTATTATAACTTGTCTGCTTAACTTAGATAGACGTTGTTTAGTATAGGGAATAAACTCTCCCTGTACAGGAGCTATCATGGGAGCAACATACTTCTGAAAGCCAAAGTCCTCGTGCTGTTGTGTCAGCATGTTGATTAACTCATTCGATATCGGAAGGCTCACCTGTCCTCGCCGCTTTGATTGTTGCAAGTCTAGTCGCTTTGCATCAAGGTCAATACTATCCCATTCCAATACGCGCATGTCACCCAATCTCTGTACCCATTCATATGTCATTTGTGCAATCAGACCTATGTTACGCCACCGCCACTCGCTGTACGCAGTGTCGAGAAACTTCACAACGTGTTCATGCTGCCACACAACCTTACGTTGCATAGGTGTTTTTCTCTTGACATATGCAAAAGGATTAAATGTGACGTACTCTCTGTCGATAGCGTAGTTGTATAAGATAGAGGCAGCAGCACATACGTGGTTGGCATAAGGTATACCACTGTGTATCCATTTCTCGTATGCACCCTTCGCACGTCTAGTTGTTACATCAGAAATCCTAGCATCTTCAAGGGTTTGCACCATGCTGTTAAGAAAGTACATGTAGTCTTTCTGTGTAGATTTTCTTAGCAGAGTGAAGTTACTACTGTTGCAATAATCACGCACTAACAAAGATAATTTACTACCCTTACGAACATCTAATATTTCTGCTTGACTTTTTCTCCATTCATCAATCTTAGCATTGTACTCACGAGCAGCCGACCTTGCTGCCGACAGATCAGGCCCAAGCTCCACACGCTCAACAACACCAGCAGTGATAAACTTCTGTGGTGGGTTAAACCTGTACGCTTTTGTCCCATCTGCTAGTTCACGCACCTGTGTAAATCTAGGTAGTTTCATCTGAATACTCCTTCGGAACCCTGCCCCATCCAACTGCTCTATCCCACTGCCTTTGTGTGTATATGTTGATAGGCTTCTTGTCCTTATAGCACTGCTTGCATTGCTGCTGCAATCCATTCGGATTACCCCATGCAAGTGCAGAGCCTTCTTCGTGGAATACTTCACCGCAACTAGCACACCTCCATCCTCCTTTGTCTGTAGGTACATAGTCCTGTGCTCCAGCTATACCAGTGCCACTCATCCTTTAATTAACACAAGCACAAGGGTCAATGCCAAGACACCAATAGCAAAACGAGTGACCCACCTCTCAAGCCTAGTTATACGCACTGTTGTACCTCGCAGTAAAGAAAAGTAGTTATGTGACAGTGTTTTTAATTCATCCATCATTTTTCTCCTATAAAATAAATGCGAAGGCGATGAGGATTAACCCCACCGCCCACGCAAAACCCAACAGAAAATCGTGCACTACGCTGCTAGTTCAAGTGCACGAAACTGTGGTGTGCTGATCCACCT